ATAATTATTATAAATAGTTCCATTATTTAACGCTATAAAACGTTCAGGACCATACTCATTATTATCTATAATAGATGCTGCTGTATTACCATTTACTGATTGTTTAGCTGGTATAAAGTTTTGTATTGGTATAAATGTAAAACTAGATACTCTAATAACATGAGGTAATTCTTTTACACTTGAATCATAATTAGTAGCATCATCATTTATTCCTATTTCCCAAGGTGTGTCTTCTTGTATATCGTAAACTAAACCTGTTATAATACCAACTTGTTCATATAAATATCCACCTACAGTAAGTTGTACTAAATTACCAGTCATATAACCAAGATTTGTATAATCTGGAGCTATGTTTGAAGCTAAGTAATTTAATTTTTTATATATTGGTATAAGTTCTTGTTTTGATTGGGCTGCTATAGTCCAACTTAAAGATATTGTTCGTGTAAAATTACTATATGTATAAAAATTTTCACCTCTACCTAAATATGTTGCTGAATTCCAAGTTGCGTTATATGAGTCTGAAAAGTTATTTAATGCTGCTCTAAAATGCATAAATGTTTTTTGAGAAGGATTATTGTTATGTATAGATGCTATTCTAAATTTTACAAGATCATTTGTAATTTTTTTACCTATATCACTTGTATCTACAGCTGTACTTGAATACAATGCTAAAGCAGTTATTTTATCTACGGGTTGGGCTATTTTATTACTATTTAATATACCACCATTGGTGTAAGATATTAAATTTTTGTTTGTACTATTACCCGGGTCACCCATATTTACTCTACCTTCAATAGTTTTATTTTCAGCTACATTATACAATGGGGCATTAGACATAATAGAAGAACTTATTAATCCTTGTCTTAAAATTGCTCTAAAATCTTGAGTTTTTGGAGCGCCAGGACTTGATAGAGAACCTCTTATATCTTTATTTAAATCACCACCTTCAAGAGCATTTAATTGATTTTGAGTGTAAGTAAGAGAATCGTTTGTAAATGCTACTGTAGTATCAGTTTCTAATGAACCTGTTTTATAAACATTATATGATATTCCTGGTTCATAAGAATATGTTCCTGAATATATTGTTGAATTTAAATTACTTACTTCATCATTATTTTTATTAAATAAATTATAGGCATTTGTAGCACCATTATATGGAATCCAGTTTTTTAATACACGAACCATTCTAGTAGTTTGGTAAGTTCCATTTATAATTTCTTTACCATTAACATTATTAATACCTGTTCTTTGGTCAGCAAATCTAATATTAGTACTTCCTATACCTAAATCTGAACCAGGACCACCATCATATGATAATATATTAATGTCATTGCTTGATGAAACTATTAAAGTATTATAAAGATTAACTAATCTATCTTCACCAGATGGTTGTGTAGTTTTTTGGTTGATTATATAAGGACCATATAAATTAAAGTTATTAGTAGCATAAGCACCAGTATCATCAAATGGGTTTCTACCTTGTTTAAGTAAATGACTACCAAACGCTACAATACCAGCTTCAGCTAATGTTGATAATGGAGTATAAATTCCTCCATTTAATATATCAGATGTTTGAGTTTGAACTGCTGTACGTGAAAGTAAATTTTGTTTAGTTGTAAAAAATAACCCATTTGGGGTTTTTAAATCAGTAAACATTTTACTTAAACGTAAAACATCTGTAGCTGAATCGGTTATAGCGTTTATTCCGCCTTTTAATATAAAATCATAATTGGCATTTCCTACATCAGATGTCCCATTAGGAATTGGTGTAGTAATATATGGTTGTCCACTACTACCTCCATAAATCCTATCATTTCCGTATTTTAAATTACGTAAATTAGTTTGTAGGTTAATTAAAGCCATTAATGAGGTAGATGATTAATATATTGAGATGGTGTTGCTCCGTTTAAATCTAATTGAGATGGTTGAGGTAAAGCATTAGGCGCATCATCAATATATTCATTATATGCTGCGTTTACTGTTGGGAAATTAGCACCATTTAAAGAATATGATGGTTGATTTCCATCAGCATGTAATTTAGATTGTTGAGTTGCGCCTGGATTTATTGTTGGAGTTGCTCCGCTAAATCCTAAATTTGAAGCGTGTGATGTTAATAAATTTAATAGTCCCATGTTGTTTTTTGTTTATAAATATTAAAAGTTATTGAATCTTATATGAACCTACAGCCATTGCTGTACCCATTTTTGTACCATTTAAAGTTATTGTACCTTCTTTGTTTAGTATTGCGGTTAATATTTGTTTCATTTCTTTAAATTCATTCATTAATTGATTAAGTGGTATTACAGCTTCAGGTCCTGCTTCACCTACTAAAGCATGAGTAGGAGATGTTATTTGTTTCATTTCTTTAAATTCATTCATTAATTGATTAAGTGGTATTACAGCTTCAGGTCCTGCTTCACCTACTAAAGCATGAGTAGGAGATGTTACTATACCTCCATCAGCCATTGCTACATTAGGTCCAACTATAGAATTAGTTAAGTCTGGGGCTTTTATTTCTCCAATATTTACTCCAGGAATCTTATTAAGTATTGTTGTAAATGAATTAATTAATGTAACAATTCCATCAAGTAGTGCTTGAAATGGACTTAATACATAACGTAATAAAGATACTCCTATTTTTTTAAATCCATTTGTAATATCTCCATTCATTATATCTATAATACCAGAAAATATACCTTTAAGTGCTTTTAATGGTTCAGATATAAGATCTCTTATAACTACTCCTATTGCTTTTAAATCATTAATTATTGGTTGTAATAAAACATTAATAGCTGGTAATATTGTATTTATTAAATCCATAAGTGGACTTACTATAGCTAAAACTGGTTCAGCTATACTTACAAATATATCTTTTAATTTATCTACTCTATTATTAAATCTTTCTTGAATAGATTGTTGAGCAAATTGATTAGCCAATTGTTCATTACCTAAACGTTTTTTAGCTTCTTCTAAACCTACTTGTTTAACTAAATTATTAAATCTTTCTTGAGCAGTTTTACCTTCTACCTCAGATAATTTAGCTAATGCTTCTCTATCCATTAATGATTGAGCTAATTCTTCTCTAGTTAAACCAGCAGCTTTAGCTATAGATTCTTGTTGTATTCTATTCATTTTAGCAAAATCAACAGATGTACCTACTTGTTTTGCTACTTCAGCTGCTGCTCCCGCTATATCATTATTTAATGCTAATTGTCTTGCTTTTTCAAGATTAAGATTTTTACCAGTTATTAATTCTGCTTCAAGTTCATTTGAAATTGATGATTCAAAATCTAACAAACTTGAAGATATATGATCAGCTTGTGCTAATGTTAATCCAAATTGTTTAGCTTGTATTACTGATCTAGCTAATTCATCCGCACTTCCTCCTAGAGATAATTTAACAGCTGCACTTGTTTTACCAACTTCTCTTAAAATATCTTTTTCATTTACAACTAATTTATTTTGAGAAGCATATGCTTTAGCTCCTCCTAAAATTGATGCTGTATTATCTTCTAATGTTTTATTGTTTATTAAAGATAATTTTTGTATATCAATTAACTCATCATTAGTGTAACCTGCTTGTTCTCTTAATTTAGTGAATGTTATTAAATCTTTAGTATTTAATTGAGCATTAGATCCTAATGATTTTCCTACAGCAATTAAACTCTCATTAAGTCCTTTAGTATTAATAGCGGCATCTAATGATAAATTTGCAGTTTCGTTTAATTTTCCATTTAACGCAACTGCTTCTTGATAGCTTAAATTAAATGATTTAGCTAGATTACCTGCTGAATTGTCTGATATTTTAAGAGCATCTATGAATAATTCAAATGCTTTAACTATGAGTAATTCTGGGTCTAGAATATTTTCTATTAGATTTGTTCCTAAATCCTTAACTAGATCTTTGGCTATACCTAATCTATCGTTTGTAGAGATTTGAGTTTTAAGAGTTTTATTACCCCACTCGGCATTTATTTTTTCAAGTTCTATTTGAGATTTTTTAAGTTCTATTCCTCCAAAACCAGCTTTAAGTTGTTTATCACTTAAAAAACCTCTTTCTTTAGTAATTTTATTAATTAATTCTTCTCTTTTAGCTTCAACTTCTGGGTTACCAAGTGTTTTAACTAAGTCTTTTGCTTTTGCTTTTGCTTTATCTAAAGCATCGTTTATACCTAATTTTTCACCTAAAGCACCAAATCCTAATTTAGATAAAGCACTAGATAATGATTTAACAGTGGCTCCAGTAATACCTAAAGCTTTTTCATAATCTTTTTCTTCTTTTATTCTTTTATCTAAAAGATTATTTATGTCATTAAAAATATCAAAGTTTTTTGATAACCCTACTAAAATAGATTTTTGATCTTCAGTGAGTTCTTTACTAGCTAGAATTTCTTGTTCTGATTTTCCAACCATATCTTTTTCAATTTGTAAACGTTCCGCGTTTATTTTTACTTCTTCTTGAAGTTTAGATAGTTTGGTTTTATAAGAATTTAATTGTTTTTTATTAAGAATATCTATTTCTTGTTGATCATATTTAAGATCTTTTACTACTTTAGATATTCCAATAAATGCTGAAGTTGCATTTTTAGTAGGTGTTTGGGTTTTCTTTAATTCTTGAACTATAGATACTAATGTATTTTCTATATTTCCAAAACCATCTTCTAAATAAGTCATTTCTCTTTTAGTTTTATCTAAAAGATCATTCATTATTGTTATAGCATTATTGGCTTCTTTGATATCATCCTTAATATTAAAAGTAGGAATTTTCTTATTAGTAAGTTTTTCATATTCTTTTGAAAGATCTTCTAATGCTTTTTTAGCTTTGTTTATATCATCGAATGCGGCCATCTATATTAGATTTTGTCATAAATATTAAAAGGCCTCATTTTTTTGAGGCCTTTGCTTTGGTGACATATGTTGGGGGTGTTATAGTTTTATCAGCGTTTGCTTTTTTCATAGTTTGGATTGATTTTTCCATATTTTTGTCTTGATTTTGACTATTTTGTTTTTCATAAAAATCTTTAATTTTATTAAAAGTAAATTGTCTTAACCAAATAGGCATATTATATATAGTGTCATAATCATATCCTCCATTACCATGAAATATTATTTCATGTATTTGTGTGAAAAAAGATACTCTATAATCAAGCGTCAGGCCAAAAAAAGTTAGTATTAATTGGTACGACAACATCCTCCTCGGTGTCGTCTGATAATGTTATCTTAGATTTTAATATAATATCTGGTTGAGTATTATTTAGGTGTTCTCTAAATGCTTTAGAATCTTTAGCTAAAAAGTAATTATCAACAAATTCTCTAATAGTTTTAATATCATAATCTCCATTAACTGAAGTAATAGCAAATTTTAAACGAGTAGAAAATTCAGGTACAAAATTTTTATTAATCTTTCTAAGACCATCTAATTCAGCTTGAATTGCTTTTTCGTCTTTATTAGTTAATATTTTATATGTTATTTCTGTTCCTGTATTAGGTAAAGTAAATTTAAATGAATTTTGACCTGGGGTTATATTAGTTTCATCTATGTAACGTAATGGGCATTGTGTTAAGTCTATTGTTACATCTTCACCATTATATTTAAATGTATAATCTTTACCATATCCTAAAATACGAGCGGCTACTAACACAGCGTTTTTATCTCCTATTATTAAATCATCGTAATCTACTTTTGATACAATTAGAGATTTTAATAATTTTTCTAATACAACACCTTGTTTAATATAATTTTGGTTTGTAAGAATATCTTCTTCTTTGGCAGTCATATATTTCATTTCTATTTTGCCTGAAGATAATGGATTTGATTCGGGGTAAACTAAACCTTTTGAAGGTAATTCAACCATTTCGGTTGGAAAATTAAATTTGTTGTCCATAGATTGTTTTTTATAACATTATTTAGTGTCATATATAAATATATGAAAAATAAAGAAGCTCACATAGAAATGTGAGCTTTTAAAAAATCAATATGAATAATATTTGACGGTATTCTTAGAAGTTAAGAATGCAATAATCAGGTTGAACTGTTATTGTAATATTTTGAGCAGTTGATTCGTTATCCCAGTTATATTCACCAAAGTTAGCTTCTGTAATAAGAGCACCTTTAATAATCCATTCACTCACAATATCACCTACAGGACCTAAAATATCGATAGTTAAATCTTTTTTATAGAAATCAGAATAACCATCACGACCAGTTACTGATTCGTGATGTAAACGTACCCATTCCATTGCTGATTGAGCACCAGAAGGAGTAATTGGATCAAATAAAGTCATTGTAATTGTACCCCATTTAGATTTACCCTTAACAAAACGTTGAACGTTCATATGGTTAAGAGCGATTGTTTCTTGAGTTAAAGTCACAGCGCTTACTGCTTTGATTATATATGATGGGAATCCATCAACATACATTATAAACCTGTTTTGTTGTTTAGGTTCAAATGCTGTAAAGAATATTTCGTTTGGGTTTAATACTGCCATTTTGTTTTGTTATTTATTTTCTGTTTATAAATATTATCGCTTTAAAGAAGGTAATTACCTTCCCTTAATATTAAGGGAAAGTAACTCCTGTTGGTAATATATTAAAATCTAAGTAAATGAATTCAGCAGTTTTAGTTGGTTGAATATAAATTTGACCTACTAATTGGTTTCTATCTATAACATCTGGTGTGTTATTTGAATCATCCATTACTACTTTAAATGCGTATAAACCTTGACGTTGTTGAACTGATGTTAAATATGGGTTTACTTGGCTTAAGAATTGGTTTCTTGTTGCTGTTGTATTTTGTTGGAATACTAAATTTTGAGCAACTTGAGAGATATAAGATTTAAGAGCAATTAATAAACGACGAACATTTACTCTATCTAAAGCACTTGCTTTTGTTTGTAATGTTTTCTGACCGTATACTACAACTCCAGTACCTGGGAATGTTGCAATTGGGTTTACTTTACCTGTATATAAAGTATCTCTGTTACTTTGAGATAATTTTTGAGCAGCTCTAATTACTGTAGATAAACCACCTCTGTTTATACCTGCTGGAGCAAACCAAGGTTCACCTACACTATCGTTATAAGCATAAACACCACCTATTAAAGTTGAAGCTGGAACCCATACGTTTTTACCTGAATCTGGGTCTACTACTAAACACCAAGGCCAATATGAAGTAGCATATGAAGTATTTCTTGTTTGTGCTTGAGATACTACAGCTGATGGAGTATTAGTTGAATATGGTACTAAGTCTAAAATAAATATATTATCACCTCTATTTTGAGTGTTGTTTATAATTGATGTTATTTGTGATGTTTGTAAACTATCAAATAAACCAGGAGTTAATAAAACATTAAATTTATAGTTATCAGAATTTGATAATAAATTAATCATGTTTGTATAACTAGCACTTGGAATACCTTGTGATCTATTACCATCACTAATTTGATCATAATATTGACCATTAGTCATTATTACACCTTGAGCATTACCAAATGAACCACTGTTATTTACTGGTAAAGAACCAGTGAATGCTGATACAGGATTACCATTATTATCAAAATAGTGAGGTGTTGGTAAATCTACTGAAGAAATTCTAACGTAGGCGCTTCTGTTTGGATAAGAACCAGAAATTTCAGTTTGGTTAGTAGTAGCGTTATAGTTTACTGTATAATCACCTATTGCTTTAGCTATGTAGTTAGGAGCAAATGGATCTAATGATAAACCAGTCCATGTTTCTAATATAATTGGGTTATTTGTATTATCATCACCTCTTCTAATTAATAAATCAAAAGTACCAGCAGTAAATGAAGTGTTAGCGACTTGCCATCTGATATTATCTGATGAACCACTTACTAATGAACCACTAGGGTCTACTGAACCTGAGTTGTTCATTATATTACCTTTAGATAAGGTTTGAAGAGAAAATGATTGTGTAGTTGCTGAACCTGTAGAAGCTATAAAAAGACCAGCTACAGAACTAGAATCTGTAGTAGCTGATGTATATGTACCACTTACTACTCTTGCTACAAGTAATGTTTGACCACCATTATTAAAGTAGTTATAAGCGGCAATTGATGTAAAATAAGTATACACTTGGCTAGCACTAGTAAAAGTAGTACCAAATGTATTTTGATAATCACTATAAGATGTAACAATTGTTGGTATTTCTACTTGTCCTTTAACGGTAGGACCTATAATAGCTGCACCAACAGTTACAGGCTGTTGGGTGATAAATGATTGGTCATTTTCTATCGCTAGTACACCAGGAGAATTTAAATTTGTCGCCATGTTTTTTAATTAATTTAAGTTTGTAGTTTTGTTATAAATATTATAAAACTATTCAAAAAACTAGGAAATTGGTGTGAACTCTCCTTTCTCCATATTTATTGTTCCTACTCCATATTTTGTTTGAAGTTTGGAACTAATTTCAAATTCTTGTCCTTTTAGTTTAATTAAATTTGCTTTTAATTCTTGTTTTTGATGTTCAAGATCTTGAAGGTTGTATTCTAAAATACCAAATTGTTCAATTAAAGATGTTTTTTCTTTTTGAATGTTTTTAATTTCTTGTAATTCTTCTTGTGTTAAAACTTTTGTTTCCATATTTTATTTATTTTTAAATACTGTTTATATTATTTAATTTTGTATATTCTACTTTAGCGAACCAAGCTACATTATAAGTACCACTACCTGTAACATATATTGCTAATCTATCATGACTATTATCAGCGGCTGCGCTAGCTGATAGATAAGTGGCTGATCCTGTTGTTGGGGACAATACAAGAGAGCCACCATCAAATACTGTTGTACCACCGTAATTTTTTATTATTGCATTTCCTTTAAATACTCTACTAGCACCATTTAATCCAGCATCTAATAATGTTCCCATAACTGTTATATCTACAAAATAAGCAGTATTTGAAGGAATTGTAAAATAATCATTACCCAAACTAGATGAAATAAGTAGTTCTGCAGGAGTTGTACCTGAAGTTTGGTTAGATAGTGATAAAATACCGTATTGTCCTAAAGGAGTACTAGATCTAGCCCATTCACTTATATGACTTGTATAAGCAGATATACCTCCAGCATGTGAATATGATCCAGAAGATATTGTACTATATCCTTCAGCATGAGAATTAGCTCCAGGAGATACAGTATTGGATCCTTCAGCATGTGAATATACACCAGAAGATGTTGTATAAAAACCTTCGGCATGTGAAGAATAACCATTAGCTAAAGTAGCGAATCCTTCAGCATGTGAATATAAACCAGAGGCTGAAGTATTTATTCCTTGAGCAAAAGATCCAGTTCCTGAGGCTACTACATTGTCTCCCATTTCAAAGGAACGTAGGTTATAATTGTATCGGAAATTACTAGAACCTGAAAGAGTAGAACCACTATTGAATTGTATTTGTTTATCTGCTCCACCAGCACTTGATAAAGCATAAGATGCTGTTAAAGCATAAGAAGCACTAGTTGATTGAGATGAATTTGCCGCCCAACTTGAAGTACCATAAAATCCTAAAGAAGATGAAACACTACCAGTAACATTTAAACTTCCAATTATACTACTTGAACCTGATAAAGTAAATGATCCTGATAGGACTATATCATAAGCTTGAGCGCCTGTAAAAGCATCGATTGATTGTGATACATGCCATGATTCAATAGTATAAGTTTGTGCTATTTGGTCTACACCAGGGTTAAATATATTTTTTAATGTATTTGCCATTAATTTTTATTATAAATATTTAAAAAAATTTAAATACTACCACTTCCTGAAACTAAAGTAAGTCCTAGTTGGTTTGCTACATAGGTGGTTGGGTAAGAGTTATTACCGTCCCAATTTGTGTAGTTAGTTCCTGCTATGGCAATGACTCCGCTATCATGTACAACACCGGATTCGTCTAAGACTTGCCATGATACTTTACATGCTCTATTAAAATCATCAGATATACTAGAAACTGATAGTTTGGTTACGTTTACTGTGTCGCTATATTTCCATTTTACTGGGGAAATGTTTGTTGTCATATTTTATGTTTTTAACAAGTTACTTGATTTAAAGGTACTCCTAATGTGTCTATTTGAAAAGAAAACCCCTTATCTATGTAATAATACCAAGAATTACCTCCGTTAAAAGGTGTTCCTGCTGTAGCATGTGTTATGGTATAGAAATTACCGTCATAAGGAGACGTATAAAGGAATCCTGTATTAGGGTCTGTAGGTCCGTTTGTACAAGCATCTAATGAACTTGCATAGGGTGTTAAACAAAAGTTTTGTGGTGCATTAAAACCTAAACCTATAGACGTTCCTAGAATATTGTTTATTTCTTTAATGGATGTACCTGGAGCTCCTGCCTTCGAGATGTTTACCCCATTGATTGTTCCTAAAACCAAAGTCGTATCTATGCCGTTTACTACTCCCATGTTTTTATATTTTTATAATACTATGTAATCGTCTGATGGGTTAAAGTATACCACAGCAATGTTAGAACTAAAAGAGTTTCCCCACCAAAATAAAGATCCTACTTTTCTTACCACTTCACCCGGTGTAAACGATGAAAGTATATTTGTTATGTCTGTAATGTTTCCAGCATGACCGTTATTACTTTCGTCCATGTAAACCGGCATGCCCGTAGCTGGTGATGAAAAATCTGTAAGACCTGATACCGACCAATCTATACTATACATACCTTGGATTAATATCGAAGTAGTGTTACCCGTAGTTGCTGTTTTTAAACAAATACCTAACATGTTTACTGAAGTATCTTGTTCTGCTACTGCATCTGATGAATCCCATTGTCCGCTACTGTTTCTAAAACACAGTTGACCAGCAAATAGATTGGTAGCAGCCGTTTCGTTAGGTAGCGCAGTTCCATTAAAATATCCAGATTGCCATATGTTTGCGGGGTCTAAAGTGGATATCATACCTCCAAAGGGTTTAGAAGTACCGTATGGAGAAGTAATAGCGTTATATCCTCCCAACAAAGCTTTTTGAGTAGGTATGTATTGTACACTTGGAGTATCAGTAACAGCGTTAGAACCTGAAGTTAACACCATGTAATTTGGATAATCACTAAAAGAACCTGTAATATTACCACCGCCTCCACCACCACCTGAACCCGTAGCCACAGTTATGTTAAAAGTAGTACCGTTACCCTTTGTAAACGTTATGGTGTTTGAAGATACTGAAGCTGTGATTAAAGCATTTGGGGTATTAGATGCTGTTAATGCTTGAGAAGCACTTACTGCATTAAGAACATAAGATGCTGTTTGAGCAGTTGTTACATAAGAAGCAGTTAATGCTTGAGATGATGATAAAGCATATGATGCTGAAGTACTATTTAAAGCATATGAAGCTGAAGTACTGTTTAGAGCATAAGATGATGATATAGCAACAGATGTTGATATAGCATAAGATGCACTAGTAACTTGAGAAGCACTTAAAGCATATGAAGCTGAGGTACTGTTTAGAGCATAAGATGCACTTGTACTTGTGTTGCTATAAGATGCCGTTAATGCCTGTGAAGCGTACGAAGCGGTACCCAGTAGAGAACCAGTATGAACTCCGTTAAACGAACCCGTAAACGAACCTGTACCGTATAGGTTACCACCTGTAAAAGTCAATACAGATACGCCACCGAAAGAACCACCGTTGTTGTATTGAATCTGTCCTGATGAACCGCCTGGGGAAGTTGAACCACCACCGCCTGAACCTGATACTGTTAGTAGATAACCGTTGTTATCAAACCCTAAGTAACCAACCAAGGAACCCGTAAACGATGATAGACTGTTATACGCCGGTAACTGCATCTGTTTGGTACCCATGTTCCAGCTGGCTACCACAGCATCGCTGCTCACGTTAGTACCCCTTAAAAGTCGAGTCAGGTTTTGGTAGTTATCAAACATGGATGCTGAAGTATATCCTCCAACATTTGTAGCTTGTAATAGTAACTGACCGCCTTCACCTGTACCACCACCAGGGGCAGGTCCCAACACCAACGTATTTTCGTTTGAACCTAAGCTTGATGTACCTACGGTTAAGGAACCCGTAATCAGTACGTTTTGGTTTAGAGTATTAACGTACGATGCTGTTGTTGAATAAGACGCCGTTAAAGCATATGAGGCCGAAGTGCTATTTAAGGCATATGAAGCACTGGTACTAGTATTTGAATAGCTAGATGTTAATGCGTATGAAGCACTTAGGGCCGGATTAGTAGAAGTATGTATCGAACCTGTTACGTAAGAAGCTGTGGTACTAGTATTTGAATAGCTAGATGTTAATGCGTATGAAGCACTTAGGGCCGGATTAGTAGAAGTATGTATCGAACCTGTTACGTATGAGGCAGTAGTAGCATATGAACTAGATACGGCATTAAGAACGTAAGATGCTGTTTGAGCAGTCGTTACGTAAGAGGCTGTTGTGGCAGTTGCAGCGTTACCTGTGATCGATGCGCTTATGTTGTTTGAGTTCTGCCACTTTGTTGAAACGTTGCTGTATACCAGTGCTTGACCGTCTGTTGGACCCGATATGGATACGTCGGATAGACCCGCCAATGTTGTTGTTATCACGGAGCCACCTCCACCTGAACCTCCCACCGACCTGAACAATCCTCCCGGTACTATGGTGTACGTTGATGAGTTTGTAAAGTCTGCGTTGTTTTGCACCAGAATATAACCTAAGAATACCGCATTTGCTGCCGTGGTTGGAGCCTCTACAAATGCTTCTATGTTTATGTTTGCCAACGCAGATGATTGGTTCGGATACACAGCGTTACCGTAGTAAACGACTATTGCCTTTGACACAGAGTTTGGAAACCAAAACACCCTTTGTATGGACCAGTTCCTGCCTGGACCGGTACCCGGAACGGCGGTTAAGGTACCGTTGTTTGAGTACTGTGTAGGGTCTATCGTAGAGTAACCTGCACCCCCGTTTTGAAGATACACCCAGCCATTGCTACTTGAACCTGATTGATAGTACCTCCATATCTTAGATACACTTGTTCCTGTATCGGTTACATATGATGGGTTATTCGGGTCTATTGGATAATTCGCACCGTCTGCAAAAGCAGTACCGCTACCCACCACAAGAGAACCCGTAGAAGATCCGCTTGGCGCAAGGGTGAATCCAGACAGCTTAAGGGGACCGAACGCCTGTGTAAATATGCTGCTTCTTTGCTTCCAACCGTATGCTAAAGACGGTTGTGTTTTTACTCCATTTATCGTAGAGTTGTTGTTGTGTAATACAAGACCAACAGGGATTAACGTATTGAATTGACCGTCTGTAAAAGGGGTTCCCTGTGCAAATATGGTTCCGTTTGATTGGATCGCCACAAACTGTTGGTCGTAAGAAGCGGACAGTGCAGCTATGCTTTGGGTAACCAGGTTCCAGTTTACGTACTGTATGGTCGGATAAGGGTTGCTACCTGTGCTTGCGTTTAGGTTAACTATGATACCCGAACCGCTACCCACCTGATATACCGTGGATGATTGGCTCGTGATGAGACCTCCGTTTAAAATACCGGTATACAAGTTACCTTCAATCCAACGTAAACGAGTAGTGTTTGAATACCCTGAACCGTTTTGGCTGAAGTATAAATCCTGTGTTGAGCCAGAAACGTAAACGTACGAGGCCGATATCGAGTTGTCTATATTTTTATTAACAGGATCAAACTTGATAACACCGTTTGTTTCCATGTCACCGTATACCTTAATTGTAGGGGTTGCAGGTGTTGTGGTCGAACCCGATATTATGATTGAACCTGAAAGGGTTGTGTTTCCTAAGAGATTATTGTTTCCTGTTTGTGTGGTTGAACCGGTTACGTTAAAGGATCCGGTTAACGTTAAGCTTCCGGATATGATTGCAGAACCTGTGTAAGGGAACGTTGTACCTCCTGGAGCCCAAGATGCGGATACGGCGTATGAAGCTGTACCTAAAAATGAACCTGTAAATGAACCTGTAAATGAACTTGCTGTTACGTTTGTGTCAACAGTCAATGAATTAAGATTGGCTGATGAGCCAGATAAAATGACTTTTTTCCAAGATGGCATGATATAAATATTATTTTATATTGTGGTTAGATACATACACTTATGCCGTGTATATGCCTACTTCCCGAAGGCCAACAATATTGTTTATAATAAATATATTAAATTATTTCTCAGATGCAGATTTTTTAGCATCTGTTTCTATAAGAGCTTGAAGTTCTTCTTGTTTTTTAACGTTATCTTCTAGTATTAATTGCTGAATAGTGTCTATTTCACTTTCACATTTCATTTGAAGTGAAGCTAAAAATTTAGCATCTTTACCTGATACTGATACAATATCTAAAGCTTGACGAATAAAAAGAAGTTCATTTAATGTAACATCGATTGAGAATATATCCATAACATTTATTTATTTTGTTCTAAATATTGATTTTGTAATTTTAATACTGTATTGTAAACTAATTCAACGTGTTCTCCTACAAATGTTGATTGTTTTACTATGTTTAATAAAAAAACCAACTCCGAGATGTTTAGTTTAGTTTCATCTGGAGTTGGTTGGGGATTACTTATTACTACTAATTTTCCTGTTGTTAAACCCATAACTAATTAATATTTTATTAAGCGTAAATATAAATATCACTTGTAGAACTGTTAACATACATATTACCAAATCCATAAGTTGCACCACCCCAAACTGGATTACCTGTTGGAGAACCAGCTGATGAAGATACTGTTACTACATATTGATCTGGAGTAACGTTAGTTACAGATCCTGTTTGATCATATGCTACTGCGAAACGACCATAGTTACCATAAACGCCACCTGAATTTCTTAAATAAAATGCTGAACCAGATCCATTAGTACCAGAACCAGTATTATATTGTACTATAAAACCACCGTCTGTTGCTGTTGTTGAACCACTAGCTACAACTATGAATGCGTCTTTAACGTATAAATTTTGTGTGTTAATAAATGATGCTGTACCATTTACTGTTAAGTTACCTGCAATTGTTGTATCACCAGTAGCTGTAGTTACTGTAAAGTTACCACCACCTACAGAAACTGTTGTACCATTATCTGTTATGCTTGAGTTTGCAAATGCAGCACCTGTCCATTTCGTTATATAGTTTGTGCTTAATGATGAAGCACCACTTACTGCTACTGTTTGAGCAACAGAACCACTGTATGTAAATGCTGTTATACCAGTACCTTGAGTCAAGGCCGCTATTGTAGAACCAGCTGTTGGAGCATATGAAGCTGATAAAGCATATGAAGATGATATAGCAACAGATGTTGATATAGCATAAGATGCACTTGTAGCATATGAAGCACTAAGAGCATAAGATGCAGAAGTAGCATTTAAAGCGTATGATGCTGAAGTGGCATTTAAAGCGTATGATGCTGATGTAGCGTTTGAGGCGTAAGATGCTGAAGTAGCAGTTGAGGCGTAAGAAGCACTTGTACTACCTGAAGCATAAGAAGCAGATAATATAGAGTTAGAACCATAAGGTCCATAAACGTTAGAACTAGTTACATATGATGCTGTTGCTGCTGTAAATGAACCAGTACCTGCGTATGATAATGTACCGCTAGCTGTATTATAAGCTACATAGTAAGGTTGACTTGCATTTGATAATGATGTTGTAATAGCACCAGTAAATGAGCCACTAAAAGCTCCAGATATTGCTACACCTGTTGCACCTGTTGTTGCTAAAATATTACCTGTACCATTTATTGCAGTTGTTGAAAGGTTACTACCTGAACCTCCACCTATTACTACTTGTCCTGAAGTTAAACCATCTACTTGTAAATTTGACAAGTTAGCTGAACTACCTGAAACTATGACTTTTCTCCATTGTGCTGTTGCCATTGTTGTTGTATTTTAATTGTTAATGTTTTGTTTTTGTATAAATATTATGTTATTCTAACCCCACATAAAAAGAAGATGAAGTAAACCATATAGTTCCTGCAACCGTTGCTCCTGTCGGTGCTAACGATTGTGTTGCTATCTGAATTATGCTTTGACTTACTGTTAATATAGGTTGTTTTGTTGTGAAGTTTCTTACTATAAACAGGTTACTATATACGTCTGTGTTACCGCTGCTGCTTATATTAATATATGGTATACTTCCAGATTTAATTAAAAATAAACTATTTGGATCAACATTAACACTGGCTGTAATGCTACCTGTTGATATTTGAGATAAATTTAATCCAGCAACATATGAGGCTGTTAAAGCGTAAGATGAACTTGTACTACCTGAAGCATATGAAGCACTTAGAGCGTTTATAGCATAAGACGCAGTTGTTGCTACTGTACCACCTTCTATGGTGTATGCACTAACTGGTACTTGATCTAAAAATCTAACTCTAGCCATTAATTATTTTGTTTTTGTATAAATATTATTATATTATTGTTGCTCTAGATGTAGATTGATCTATTTGAACAGCTCTTTCTGCTTCTTTTTGTTTAAGAGCTGTAGCTGTACCATCAGGATTAACAGTACCAGTAAGAATAGCATCATTAGAAGTAGCTTCGATAGAAAATATTATTTTTGATTTGTCTCTAAATTTCTTTATTGCACTTAAATCTTTTTGAATAATATCAGGTATTATATGCCCATATAATTTAATATTAAATGTACTTTTCACTGCTCTTTCTTCTGAATCTGCTAATTCACTTATTGTACCAAATGAATCTATTCTAGCTTGGAATTTATATCTTTCTGGATCTCCCCAATATGCGTCTGAAGCGTAATTAATTGCTTCTACTATTTTGTTTAGTTGTTCTACGTAATAAGTAAATATAGTACAACTATATTCTATAGTAACGTAGTCTGGCATTATAGTTGCATAGTATGTTTTTTCAGGTGTTCTATTGTTTAAAACATTAAAGTTAGAATAAGCATCTTTGGTTGAATATTTTTTAGTAAATACCCCAAAATTTTGAGGAGAATTCGCGTCTAATTTATTAGCTATTGTTCTATTTTTATCAATTGAATCTCTTTTAAATACAATTAAAGGAAACATTGCTTTTCCTTTAGAATCTCTATAATAACCATCTTTTTGCATTGATTTCCATCTTTCAGGAGAACCATATATTACAGGTACAGGTAATCTTTCTCCATTTTGTATTACAAAAGGTTGTATTACATTTTGAAAATAATATAAAATAGCCTCATCTATATCTTTAATACCAATACTAAAAGGTTTTACAGTGTCTCCTTTAAAAGAAGTTTGTAAAGCTCTATTAACATTTGGGTTTGTAGATGAATAATTTGGATTACCTGCTGTTGGGTCTGTAGGTGTTTGTAATCCAATACTTATTTCTTTTTGGGTTTTAGGTATGGGTGTTTTGCCTTGAGTAGTCATTATAATCTAGCTTTAACAATGTTAACAAGATCTTGAGGTACATATCTGGTTTGGCAAATTACTGAAGTGTTGTAACCAAAGTAATTTAATCCTGGATTTAATGGGTTATTACCTGAAGAATCAGTGTATGGATAATTTGGATCTTTACCCATAAATTGTTGGTTAGTTATTATTTTAACATTTTCAAAGTATCCTTCTTGATACATAATAATATCTCCAACTTCAGGGTATAAATTAGCATCTGTTAAATCATCAATAAGGAATGAGAAATCATTTCCCCATTCGAAATCTACACCTATACCATCAGATGAATAATTTTGGTCTTTTCTTTCTATTAAACAATTTAAAATAACTGGTTCTTGGAAATATCTTCCCTCAGCTGCTTCACCATATATGTTAACAGATGTTTTAACTAAATTATGTTTATAATAAACACACTCTTGAGAAATAATGTTTCCCATTAATTCTCTGTTCACGTATCTGAACATGCTAATATCTCTAGCTGAACCGAATAAAGCGCACATATATTTTAATTTTTAAATTTCCATTTATATCCAAAAGCGGTTTTTGTCTTTTCATGACAGCAACTATTTATATTAGGTTGAGATAATCCTAATGTATTAGATGCTTCTTTACCACTATTCCATTCTTTAATAAAATTACCTTCAATATTAGTTGACTGCCCAATATATATTCTCCCATTAGGATTTGTTATTTTATATATTCCTATCATATTATCCTATAAAAATTTGCATTGGTACATAAGAAATTTCTTGAAGTCTAGCTACTGATTCAGCTGCTCTTCTTTCAAGTAAAGCTTGATTTGATGTTTGTTCAAAGTATTCTCTTAATCTTTGAATTAAAGCATCTTTAGTTGCTGTAGCAGAAGTTAATAAATCTGATTGGTTAAGTGTTACATTTGAGTTAGGTATAGGAATAGTACTATATTTTCCTCTTACATATCCTAACATTTCTTTTGATATTGCTAAAGTGTATTCAAATATCCATTGACGACCAATAGAGTTTATCTGGGAGTAGGTAGGGTTATTGTATGGAGCATTTGATGCGTTTGTAACACTACCAGATGCTTGAACGATGGCGTTATTTAATCTATCGTTTAATAAAATATATTGAAAATATAAATAAGCAGCTCCATCTCCTGTTGGGATAGGGAATATTCTTAATTTATTATTTATTAATTCAAATGAGTAATTTGATAAAGCAACTGTATTTTGCATTTCAACAGCTTGTGCTGCTTGTATAGTTAAACTTGTAGGTACCATTAAATAACTTGTAGTACCATATCCTAAACCATAAGCACCAGCTGCAGGTACACCACCTAAATTACTAAAACCAATACCACCTAAAAGTGGATTATATAATTGGTTAACAGCAGGTGGTGGATAATAAAATACTCTTTTAATTTCAATTCCACCAGTAATACTTTGAGAAACTGCCCAAACATTTAAGTCATAGTCTTGTATACTTGATGTTAAAGCTATTGAACCACTATACCAAGTTACATTTCCACCTACTCCTGATTCTACACCATATTGTTCTGATAGTCTAATTATATTTGCTAAACTTGGTGTTATTAAAGCATTATTTAAAGAATTATTAGCGGAAGTACCTTCTAATGTAAGCATATTATCTCTTACTTGGAAAGCATAAAGCTCATTACCGTAAGTAGTAACAGCTTCTTCAAAGGCAGTATAAAAATTTATAGCTTGTAATTCAACTTCTTGAATAGGATAACCTAAACGTTGAGCACAAAATTTAGCTACTTTATCGGCATCTGTTTGAAATTGAGTATCATTATCATAAAATCCAAAAGGTGTAGAACCTGTTGTGAATGATGATGATCCAGGCCAAATAGGTACATTCAT